CCTTTGCTTGATATCCCTTAAATACTGGCCCTTGGCTAGTAGTTGTAGCATCACGATTAAGAACAAACTTATAGGCTACATACTCTTGTGCTGTATCAGGGTTGTTAGTACCAACCTCAACTGCAGTTACTCCTGCTTCGTAGGTAATGTGGTCATATTCTGTGCCATCTTTATCTACAGTTTCTAATGTTAACGAACCCTTAGAAAAATCACCACGAGCAAGTAAACGTTTAAAGTTCTTAGGCTCTAATGTTCCATAGCGAATATAGCCTGTAGTTATATAACCAGTTGATGCTAAGGTAGAGGCTGACTCAATATATGAATAGCCAGGCTTACCAACAAAGCCACCAGTTACTGCAGTAGATGCAATAGTTCCTGATGTTGTAGTTGTAAATGTAATTGTATTTGTAGTTACTGAAGTAATAGTCCAGTTGCCATCTAGGGCAGCATCTACACCTATAACATAGATAGCATCACCAACCACTAACCCGTGAGCAGCAGATGTAATAGTTGCTGTAGTTGTAGTACGTTCCTTGTTAGTTACAGACTTTTGATTAATCGCTTCTGTGCAGAACGCAAGTCTGTCTGTCTCTCCCAAAAATGCACAGGATGTAGTATCTACACCAGATACACCTGTATAGTAAATGTCATTAGCATAAGCAAAGCGCAAGGTTTCAATCTCATTACCTAGGTCAATGCGGATAACTCCAGGCTCACCAGCAACGCTAGTTGCACACCAGACGAATCTGTCTCGTGCAGCAAAGTCATAGCAAGGCTGAGTAGTTTCCACAATAAGTGGACCATAGTTAATGGAGCCGTCTTGGTCTGAGACAACTGCTGCACGGATTCCCTTGTTTGTCCCTATCATCATATAGCCTAAGTAATAGTAAATCTTGTGAATGATTTCACCAGCAGGCATCTCTGCTGCGGTAATGGCTGTAGTAAGGGTTGGCATAACACCTGATGTATTAAGAGTAAACTTGTAGATAAATGATTGGATGCCACTATATGCCGCTATGTAGATGGCAGGGCCAGATGCTGTGATAGATGTAAAGACTACATCTGTATCTGAGTGGGTATACAAAGCAGTAGGTAATGATGATGCTGAGGTAGAAAACTCATAGATTTTATTATTAGCACACATAACAATACGGTCTTTAACATATTCCATAACCGCATTAGTTACTGTAACACCTACGGCAGTAAACATAACAGTTGCTGCAGTAGTTGAGTCTGCTGTTAGTACCTTCTTGTTAACCTCTAGTTTACCAGCAGGACCAGTATCATTGGTTACCCAATAGGCACTGCTACCATCATCACAGATAGCATAGACTTTATCATCTGCACCAGAGTTGTAATCAACAAAGTGTGTTTCAGTACCAGTTGAATCAATCTTATCTACATCATATCCATCGTGTAGTAGTACACCATTGGTGCTACCCCACTTGATAGAGCGTAGTTGTTGAGGGGCACGACCATCAGAACCAATTGGATGTGTAGTTACGTGGGCTTGGCTAGTGTCCTTAAGTAAGGTTGCCTGTCCCTTAGTCCATACGTTTACATTCTTGCTATCTGTAAACCTATGTGCAACTGTCTCACCAGCAGATGGGTCATAGAACTTAATACCAGTACCACCGTGAAAAGATGATTGACTTCTTAGCCACCAGCCAGTAAGTGATTGCTCACCTGGCTCTTGTCCATTGTCAAATTGGTCTTTACGATAAGGTGCTGTCTGCCTAATGTATGGGCGTGCATCACTAATAGCATAGAAAAATGGTTGTCCACCAACTGCTACATCATATGAGTCAGATGTATTCTGCCAATATGCGCTTGATGATGTGATACCAACATCTGCAATACCACGAGCAATAGGTAAACCATCGCCTGCTAAATCCCAGACATTACTGTCACCTTCGGTTATATCACGACCAGCCACAGTGCTCCTTAATTAGTTATTAATATTTACTAGAACAATCCCCTAAGATTGTGCTAACTCAGTAAGAGTTTGGCTTCGTCTGCGGTGATGCCTAAGCGGTCTAATAATTCAGCCTTTGCCTGTGCCTTGGCTTCGGCTTCGGCTATTTCAATTTTATCTTTTTCGGCTTGCATTATTCTAAATTGTTTAAACTCTGCAATTTCAACATCAGATAAATCAACCAAAGTTGTTTGTCCAGTAACAACATCAATTATTGCATTTTTAAATTCCATAATTATCCTCCCATCAAAACATAAGATGAACCAGTGCTAAAATTAGTTCCGCCACCAGTAGTAATAACTAAAGATGAAACTGCTGCTGCTTTTCTAAATTGTCCTTGAAAGGTATGTGTGTTTGAATTTCCATTTGACCTAGTAAAAGCGTGTACTATGTAATCAGTAAAACCTGCTGCCTTGCAATTGTAGAATTTAATCATATATCTTGTATTTTCATTATAAGCAACATTAAGTGCATTTGATAATCCAATTGATGTTTGATTAGTCTGTAATACTGCTGCGGATGTGTCACCAAAATAACCACCAAATGAATTATAATTAGCATCTGTATCATTATTAATTCTTGCTAACACTGTACTTCCCTGCGTGGCAAATTGTACATTTTCTAAAAACAAAATTAAAGTATCATAACTTGATAAACTGCTGAAGGTTAAAGTAGCAGCAGAGGTAAAATTGCCGCTAGATAATTCTGATACTGTTAAATTACTGCCAGCAGGTGCAGCCCAACTAGGGATACCTGATGCCACAGTGAGTACATTTCCTGTGCTACCAATTCCCAATCTAGCAGGGGTATTAGCAGATGAGGCATAGTAAATATCACCTGTAGTAGTTAGGGTAGACTTAGCAGTCTTACCATCTACTTGTGTCTGTATTGCAGAGGATACGCCATCTAGGTAGCCTAACTCTGTTGCTGATACGGTAGAGGGTGCAGGGGATGCACTCGCTATATCTCTTGCTTTAGTCATTGGTTGTCCTTACTTAGTAAGTGCTGCAATTTCGTCAGCAGATAAACCTAGTGCTGCTAACTTTGATTCTGCTGATGCTTTAGCGGCAGCCTTGGCTGCCTCTTCTGCTTCTCTTGCTGCTCGGTCAGCCTCAGCCTTAACGGCATCCGCCTCACGCTGAGCGATTTCCTCGGCAGTTAATTCCACCTCAGTAGTTTCTCCTGTGGAACAATCCACAATTATTTTAGTTGGGTTTGGCATTATTTCTCCTTAGTTGTTATGAGTTTTTGATTCCGTATAGGTAAGCAGTTGAGTATTGGTCAAATGTTCCATATGCAGTTATTTTTATAGAAGTAATTGCAGCACTATTAGCCCATAATCCAGCGGTCAAATACATCAATGTTGCAGTACCGTTATTTTCTGCTGTGCTTTCGTATGATACTGATTTATTATTACTACTTGTGTAGTTTGGTATGTAATACTCGCAATTAGAAAATGTACTTGCAGTTGAATTGTCAGTAGGCGCTGCTCCATATAACAATTTTGTTTGAGAAGAATATGTTGCTGAACGAGTAGTTGACCCATCACCCTCAAGCATTAATGTTGAATATGATGATGTGTTTCCATTAAACTGAATAAACAATTCATCTTGTAAGTCGGTTCCGGTTCGTGTGGTTCTAGCAGATATTTTCAATAACAAATCAGTATATGTACCAGGTACGGAAGTAAATTCAATATCTGCCGCACCACCACTACCAACTGTATAACTATTAATCAAAGTATATGTATTTGCCATTATGCCGCCTTAATGCCGTAAAGGGTTGCAGTAGTTGTAGATGAAAAATTATAGCCACTTTCATTCATAACACGGATGCCACTTATTGCGCTAGTATTTCGCCATAAATCAACAATACCTGCTGCTGTCCAAGAAGTGTTATTGGCTCTTGCTAGTAAAGTTTTATATGTAGTTGTGTTGCTATAATTCATAAATTGCACTATGTAAGTTGTAATGGTTGAGGTTTCAATAGAACCTAAATAAGCAAGATTTATATTTGAGTTTCTAGCACTTGCCGCACTTGAACCATCTCCATACATAAAAGTTCTAGAATAATTATTGCCAGTATCAAAGGTAGAACCATTGTCGGTGCTAAATCTTGTTGCCAAAGTAGTTGCACCTGATGGAGTTGTTGCTTGCACTACTAATACTAAGTCTGTATAGGTTTGCGGAATTGTTGTAAAATCTATAACCGCACTGCTACCTGTTCCAGTTTTAGTCGCTATCGGTTCATAAGTTGATGGCATTGTTAAACTCCCTTAATTCCGTAGAGGGCAATTTGTGTATTTGAAGAAAAAGCAGAACTGCCATTATTATTAAATGTTATAGAAGTGATTGCTGAAGTGCTATTCCATAATCCCGATAATAAACGAATAGAGCCTGAGCCGTTGGCATCAACTCCACTTAATGAACGAATTACCTTATATTTGTTGGTATTTGTATAATCTAAAATATCAACTACGGCAACGCCCATTATTCCAGATGTCACGCTCGTTCCCGCTATTTGTCCAGTTTCGTGATAATCACTGGCTTGTTGAATTACAGCCTGTGCGCTTGCAGAAGAACCATCCCCCCTTAAAGCGTGGCGTGAATAATTACCGCCTGTCGCATCGCTGTTATAGTACATCTGCATCGTATCAAAAGATATTGCTCTCGCATCACTTGCCATAATGCGTAATTGTAAATGAGTATAAGTTTGTGGGATGGATGAAAGTGTTAGTGTTGTAGCACTTCCGTTTCCGCTAACAGTTTGTATTGATTCGTATGATGGTGGTACAAATTTAGGATTACCAGCCAAGAAACTAGAGTAGTTAGTTCTAGGCGTGGCTATGCCTCCCGCAGTAGAGAGTTTATATACACCCATATTAGGCTATCTCCACTCCTGAGATGTGAAAGTTAACGGTAGTAGCAGATGCTAAACCTTTAATAGTCTGAGTAGCAGTTAGTGGTTGCTTTAACTGTATGATAGTTGAGTCATTGGCTCCAACAGTTACAGTCTTTGCTAAAACTATATCATTAAGTAATAGTTCGTAAGTAGCGGTTGCTGATGCTGTATTAGCAATAACAATATCAGTTACCACAGTTGTAGTTGCTGAAGGTGTTGTGTATAGTGTTGCACTTGATGTTGATGCTGCTCCCCTAAAGAGGATTTTTGAAGTTGTAGCCATTAGTTACTACCTTTCTTAGATTGCGCCCATAAGAGCGAGTACATAGTTATCGTTTACTGTTGTTGTTGTTGCGTAGGCTGACAGGTCTACCTGTGCCCACTCAAGTCCTGTTGCGGTTGATGTATTTACTTTTAAGTAATATCCGTTTGTTCCTAGTGTTAGTTTGCCTGGTGTATCTGCAGCAGTTGCTACAAGAATATCACCCTTGGCATCAAACAATGTATTAGAGATTGCTGTAGCCAAATCAAATGCGGTAAATGTAATTATCTCTAATATGTCAGAGGCAGCCAATGCTGCCAAAGATGTAATGCTAGTTCCATTAGATGCTGTATAATCAGTACCACGAACTAATAGAACACCATTTAGATATACCTGCTCTTTACCTGCTAGGTATGAAAGTGTCAGACCATTAGCATCTGTTCCAGATACTGAAGTCTCTCCGCCAGTTGCTACATACTTATAGCGGTAGATTTCTGCAGTTGAGGAGATTGAACCCCAAGCAGCACCATCCCAAGCAAACATAGCATTAGATACTGAGTTCCAATATAAAGCACCTTCAATTAGTGCAGCACCATCATTGTCCAATGTAGGAGGGGTTGACTTAGCACCTAAGTATCTATCATCAAAGGAATCATATGTTGCAGCAGCAGCAGCAGCAGAGGCTGCAGCAGCGGTAGCAGAACCAGCAACATCATCTACATACAACTTAGTAGCAGCGTGTAGGTTAGATGAAGGAGCACCAGCAAGGGTTAAGTTGCCAGTCATAGTTCCGCCAGACTTGAACAGAACTGCATCGTAGAATGTACCACCAGCCTGAATCTGTGTGGCTATTTCATTAAGAGTATCTAATGTAGCAGGAGCGCCATTGATAAGGTTAGTAATTTGTGTATCAATATAACCTTTACTTGCAGCATCTGTAGAATCTGTAGGTGTTCCAAGGCTTGTAATCTTTTGGCTATTTACAGAAACGCTACCTGTTGGTGCTGCCATCTGGTCAAGACGGCTTGTTCTTACCTGTGTGTCAAAGTCAGAGATAGTTGATGCTGTCTGTGTGCCAGTATGGTTAGCACGGGCTAGTGGGTCAGTTGCCAACTTGCTAAGTGCAATAGCAGCACTAGCATTAATATCAGCATTGACGATAGTTCCATCTACTATATCAGCAGAGGTAATAGAACTGTTAAGGCTTAACTTGCTGTAAGCAATACCAGCAGATGCACTAATGTCACCATTTACGATAGTGCCATCAGCAATCATTGCACTAGTTACTGTTCCAGAATCGGCTTGAGTAACTGCAGTGCCAGCAATCTTTGTTGCCGCAATAGCAGCAGAAGCATTGATGTCTGCGTTAACAATTGCACCAGTACCAATAACAGTAGTTAGGCTTACGTTGCCAGTACCATCAAAGGATACGGCAGATGCCTCTACATCTCCAGTTAGTTGGAAGTTACGGGCTGTAGTTAAAGCATTGGCAGTAGTAGCAGTAGTTGCTGTACTAGCAGTACCTGTAAGGTTAGCGGTAATAGTACCTGCAGAAAAGTTACCTGAAGCATCACGAGCCACAATGGCTGATGCTGTGTTAGCAGATGTAGCAGTAGTAGCAGAGTTAGATACCTTAGAAGCAGTTGAGATAGTGGCTAATTTAGTATCTGCGATAGCAGCACTTGCGTTGATGTCAGCATTAACAATAGTGCCGTCGACAATCATTCCACTAGTTACTTTTGCTGAACCGCCAGTATCTGCAGTAGTAACTACGTTAGCAATTGTTAATCCGTGTGCAGTTGTTTCATTCTTAATGTGGTCATTAGCCTCTTGGTAGTCCCGACCAATTGCCATATGTCTTACTACTGCACCAGCAGAGTGGGCTACGGCAGTAGAACCATCTCTACCACGCAAAGCGGTAAGAGAATTGCCAGAAGAATAACTATATACATCTACAATTTCTTCAAGGGCTGTATCTGGGTCAATTACAACCGTAAAATATTCGGTTGATGTTAATGTCTTACCACCCATTACAGATGCACCAGATACAACTGGTATGCTACCAGTACTTGAGTTAATGGCAGCAGATAGTGTGGTCTGTTGTGAGCGGGATGAGTATTTGCGTGTTGTCATTTATTTACCTATCGGCTGTAGTGGACACGGATTGGGTAGAAGGATTGCTGTCTTGCTGTTTCTTCATTTAAGCGTTGTGTATACAATGCATACAATTGTTTTGTAGCAGTTTGAGAAGCACCATAAGGACGCTTGCTATCTGTCTCATCTGCTTGTGGACTAACCTGAGCAGCACGTGCTGGGTCAAGGTAGGTAAGTAGACGGTATGAAGCACCAAGAACTATCACATCTTTGCAAGATTCTGGCAAGCCAGTGGTTTCTGAGAAGTCTTGAGCATTAGTTGTAAACGGTACTGGGTCAGTAGCATATACAACCTTTACAGTTCTACCAGGAGTAATGTAATCTCCAATGGTTACTGTCTGTGCAGTAGCACCAAATGCTGTTGCATCAGCCTTGGAATCCCAAGACCAGCGACGCACAGGAATCCATTCAAGAGATGGACCTACTGATTGCCAGGATATAGAAAGAATATTTTGGATGTTTAATCCATCAAAATCATATGTTGTTTGAGCAGCATTAAATGTAAAGGTAGTTACTTTGGCGGCAAATATAGTAGAGCCAACAGCATTGACTGTATCGTTAATAGCCTTCTTGATTACATAGCGTGGAAAGGTAGGAGAGATAGACACTTTAGTATCTACTGTGTGTTGAGCAGCAGTGGTTCCTAGATAACCACGACCATAAGGAGATACAGTCGCTGTGTTAGCAACACGGTCAAATGAATCCAGCCACATTAACTCTTCATCAATTTCAACTACGCCTTTACCTAGATTTTCGGTAGAGCCTAAGTATAGAATTGTAGGTGATGTAGATGATGATGTTAGGGTAGTAACTGCACTGCTTAAGTGGGTTGCTCTATCTTGTTGATAGGTATAACCTGCTAGGTTAATACTTACCTCATTGATTAAATCTGTTAATGTAGTTGTCAAGAGGCTATGCTCCTTAGTGCATCAATTGCGGATTTGCCAGTAGTTCCAGCAAGTTCATTACAAATGCCATTTAAATCTTTATACGCAGATGGTGCCCTACCAGCACTTGCCTTAATATTTAAGGCTCCAATTATTCCAAGTCCTGATGTACCAGCCCAAGCATTGGCAGCACCTTGTTCATCTTTAAATGCTGTTCTTGCTGGGTAAGTTCCACCATTGGCTAGGCGATTGAGTTCAGCACATAGTGTGCTACCTGCGTTACCTGTTGGCATATCTTGTCCTATCTAGGTGTAATGATTTTCTTATTAGGTGTAATTAATTTTGATTTAGGTTCTTCTTTAGGCTTACCAAAGAATGCTTGATAGTAATGCTCATCAAATGAGAATCGTTTCATATGTGGGGCTAGCGCTCCAGTATGGGCATATAGTGGAACTTCAGCCTTATCACATAGGGCAAAGAAGAATATATCCTCACCTATAAACTTACTTCCTCTACCCATTTCCATAAAGATTTGATTATCAACAGATGCTTCACGTACTTTAGGTACAATACTGCGGTGCATTAGCACGAATCCCATACCTGCTGCATCAACTTTAATCAGTTGATTTACTGGCATTGGGTGAACTCTTGTTAAGCCAAAGCCACCTTCATCTCCAACTATAAAGTTAAAGATTGTGGGCATTGGAATCATTAATGGTTCTTCTGGATTATCTGTAGTAAAATATACTCCAGTAATAATAGGACGCTTCTCGGCATCTTTATTATCCCATAATAACTTAAACTTTTCTGGACTAATTACTACATCTGAGTCTACCCATAGTAGCCATTCGTAATCAGTCTTGTCATACCAGTAATCAATTACTGTCTGTCTTTGCCTAGCAATTTGGTTACCCTGACTTCGTAATGATGTAGCAAACTCTACGCCAGACTTTAACATTACATCTGTTACGCCTTGCATAAACTTGCCATCTACCATTCCATTGTCGCACCAAACTAGTGCAATAGAATCTTTTGTCCCCTTGGTGCTCATATTACCACTTAACCTTGTCCGCCCAGTAGGCTGCACTCATCTTACCTTTAGCAATATTTTTACGATGACGAGCCTTAAATGATTTTTGTCTTGCAGTTGGTTGCTTGTCACCAGTTACGCCTTGTTGTCCAAAGCGAATAGTTTTAACTTTGCTTCCTTCTTTAGCCACAACTACGTGGCTTTTTTTAGGGTGATTAGGAGTACGCTTTGGCTTGTTAAAACCAGATACTCCAGCCCTTTGTAATCTTGAATCTTTCACTTCTTTTTCCTTGCTACTGCAGCATTGTCTACAAGGTTTGGATATGGTCTACCAGCCTTCTTAGCCCTTGCTTTAGCAGCAGTTTTTTGTGCTGGTGTTAATTTCTTAGAAGTTTTCTTTGGGTTCTTCTTATCCCAGAATGCTTTTTTCATTTACCCCCCTTAATTATTTCTTTTGTCTTAGGGTCAATGCGAACTTTTTCGGAACCATCTTTACGAAGAATAACCACTACGCCGTCCCGCATAATAGATTTGTTCCAACCGTCGTGACGCTTGCGTTGACCCGATGACATTATATTTCCTTAATTAGTATAATAGTTTGGCCACATACCAGTACGCTTTGATTCAGCAGCACGCTTTTTCATAAGGTCCGCAAGGGCTTTTTCCATACGTGCTTGCTCACTTTTTGGAAGTTTAGCAATTTTACGCATAGGTCCCTCGCCTGGCACTACCCCACCAACAAATTTAGGGTCTAAGTTTTTAATTTTTTTCTTAGGGACATCATACATCTTGTCCATATTACTTCTTCTTGCCCATTTTCTTTATAACTGCTTTCTTCATAACCATTTTCTTGCCTGACTTCTTGGCTGCTTTCTTAGCCATAGCCATTCCTTTTTTAGAGTATGAGTACTCTTTTCCATTTACCATTGGCATTATATTTGTCCTATCTCTTTCATTATAGTTGCGGCTTTTGGAGTTATATCTTTAGTCTTAGGCATAGTGTCCGCATCATACGCTTTACCTAATACTTCTGAAGCCCTATGCGCTTCTTGTATGTGACGCATAGTTGTTCCTGCTGGTTGTATTCCTTGCGCTCTTGCGTCCCGATAAGCCTGCAACTCGCTGGTCCATTTCTTATCTGGAATATCTCTTGTTGCATCTCCAGTATTCATTTGAAGACTTAACCCTTTACATCCAAAACATCCATCAATTGGTTCTGGATGATGCTCCCAGTGTTTCATATATCCCCTTATATTACTGTAAAGTTTGCCTCAGTTATCCCTAAACCCGATGCTATTAATGCTGCCTTGACAGTATCATCTACCGTGTGTTCATATCCACCACGATAAAACTCATCATAGTCTGCTATATCTTCGTCTAATATATATCTTACTTTAGAATAAGTTCCACCACTTTTGGCAATACTTACACCTTTATCCTGCTTATAGAAGTAAAACAACCTATGTTTCCCAATAGGTGCCTCTTCTACAACTGGTGTTGTAAATGTATAATTTGCCATTGTTCTCCTTAATGAACTTACTCCGTAGCAGGAATATTCCTACTCCTGCTACAGCGTCAATCAACTAAGCGATTGAAGAACCTGATTCGATTCTGTATAGTGCCTCTTCACGGTAGCGAGCAAATCCTAATACGCCGTACCAACCCATTGGGCGGTGACGCATCAAGCGGTCAACTACTGGTCCGATAACTACGTGTGGCTCTTCTGCCACTGCCTCAGCAAGTGCTTGCTGTCCGCAAACGATTGTGCGGTATACACGAGCAGATGAAGCACCATCTGTTGCGTTGTATAGACGTGCGGATTCTACGAAGTATGCACCCTCGTATGTTCCGATTTCTCCTGCCCAAATGCGGTCTTGTGAAGAACCGTATTGGTTAGGTAGTAACCATCCTGCTGAACCTGTCTCAGCACGTAGGTCGTGGGATACTTCTGGGTGGATACCAGTCCAGTATAGTGAACCCTTGCGACCAACAGCCTTGTTAGCACGTAACTTGGCTACAGCCTTGCGTAGATTTGCAGATGAAAGTGTTGCAGCAGCAGTAACTGTTGCTGTTGATGTTGCAGTTGAACCTGAGTAGATTACGTTTGAACCGCCACGCAATGTTGTCATTGCTACGGAGTCAATAGAATCTGCTAAGTTGAACGCAATAATGTTTGCAATTGCAGGGTCAACATCTGCTAATGAGAATAACTCAAGAGCACGTGTTACCAATACTGAGTTACCGTACTCGGCAAGAGTAATGGTTACTGAGGTTGGTGTTGACATTGCTACTGCATCTGGGTCAGTTGTCTCTGTCAGAGCAGTTGTTGCTGCTGAAAGGTCAACATAGCGTTGTAGAACAACGGTTGAGCCAGGGATTGCTTGACGTGCTGGACGCTTATCTGCGACTGAACGAATTAGTGGTTCAGAACGGAGAGCGAACTCTAGAAGACGGTCATACGCCTTCTGGACTAGACCAGCACCACCAGCGGTTCCGCCTAAAGAAGCGGAGTCTGTTGATACATATGCCATATTTCGTCACCTCCAAGTGACTATGAACGGAATTATTGTGAGCGAAGTACATCCAACAATGCATCCATTGAATCTGCATTATCGATGCGAGAATTTAAATCCTCTGCTCGGTCAGGGGTCATAGCATTTTGAGTGATTACATCTTGCTGCCTTAAGGCTGCCTTATCTATATCACTTACTTTGTTTTCCTGTGTAGCAACTGTAATTCCGAATAAATCAGCGTTATCATCGAGCCAGTTATTCACTGTCTCTTCGTTAACCTCTTCTAAATCCTTAAGAACTAATCTTGCTGCTTTAAGGTTGACACCCTTCTTTTCTAGGACCTCTTTGACTGTACGCTCACGCTGCACCTTGGATAATCCCTCAAGTTGCTCAGTGAGTTCCTTAATACGCTTTTCATCGTTACGCTTGGCTTTCCGCAATTTTTTAAGTAAATCGCTTCCATCCATCTGTGTTTCGTTGTCGGTATCTAGGTCGTCTTCGTCTTCATCCCAGTAGTTGTTGCTCATAGCAACCCACCCTTCTATTCGTTTGTTTAGTCGCAAGCCACAGGTCCCAA